ACGCCTAAAAAAACTATCGAGTCTATTGTTAAAGAAACTTTCTTTAGCGAAATCGAAAGACTAACAAATGAAAACGAAATGTTAAAAGCTGAATTGGCGAAACTTTCTAAAGTTGACGAAGTAGCAAATGAGTCTACCGAACTTTCAGAAATTCCCGCGCCTATTTCTTTTAACCCCGAAAATGAAAGCGCAGTAACCCACGTAAAAATTGGTTCTAAAGCGCCAAAAGGAATTATTGATTCCGTATTAAACAAAATGTATAAATAATTAAAATTTAATAAAATGCCAAATCCAACAATTACTACAACGTATGCAGGTCAGTGGGCAGGGAAATATGTTTCCGCAGCTCTTTTGTCCGCACCAACTATCGAAGGCGGCGGGGTTACCGTTATGCCTAACGTAAAATTTAAAGCGGTTATCCAACGTTTGGAGACTACCGATTTCTTGAAAGATGCTACTTGCGACTTTACCCCCGTGGGTACGGTAGACCTTACCGAGCGAGTATTAGAGGTTAAAGACCTACAAGTAAATATGACTCTTTGTAAATCAGAGTTCCACAGAACTTGGCAATCAATCGAAATGGGTTACTCTTCTTTCGATACTTTGCCTAAATCTTTTGCTGATTATCTAATAGCTTACGCCGCTGAAAAAGTAGCAGCCGCTAACGAGATTTCTATTTGGCAAGGTTCTAACGCAACTTCAGGACAATTCGACGGGCTTTATTCAACTGCATTGGTTGACCCTAACTTACCACCTGCTCAATTAGTTCCTTCGGTTGCTATTACTGCCGCTAACGTTATCGGTGAAATGCAAGCCGTTTACGATGCTATCCCGTCTACTCTTTACGGAAAGCCCGACCTTAAAATCTATGTTTCTCAAAACGTTGCTAAAGCATACGTTGCCGCTCTTGGTGGTTTCGGATTACTTACGGGTTCTGAAGCTAACGCGGGTACTAACAACTTGGGAACTCAGTGGTATGCTAACGGAAGCCTTAGTTTTAACGGACTGCCTATTTTTATGGCAAACGGACTTCCTGCCGATTCAATGATGGCTACAACTGTATCTAACCTTTATTTCGGATGTTCACTTTTAAGCGACACCCAAGAAGTAAGAGTAATCGATACAAGCGCTACATTGGGAGACGATAACGTACGAATCGTTATGCGAATGGCAGCAGGTGCGCAATACGGAGTTATCGAGGACATCGTAGTTTACGGATAATCAATAACTAAAATATAACGGGGTGGTGGATAAACTGCCACCCTTTTTTTAAACTTTTTAAAACTAAAAATTATGAGCTGCGATATTAGCCACGGACGGGAAGAGCAATGTAAAGACGCGGTTGGTGGGCTTCGAAATATCTATATTTTGAACTATGGATTATACGACCCACAAACCGACATTACTTACGACCCTACACCCGCCCTTTCAGATTTAATTACGGGGATTTCTTTACCCGCCTTATCTTCTATTTACAAGTTCGAATTAAAGGGTACAAACTCTTTCGAACAAACTATCACAAGTTCACGTGAAAACGGAACTACTTTCTTTGAGCAAGTGTTGTCTATTCAGTTGAAAAAACAAGACGCAGTAACACACAAAGAAATTAAATTGTTATCTTACGGACGACCTAACATTATCGTTGAAAATAACAATAACCAATACTTTATCGCAGGTCTTGTAAGAGGTATGGACGTTACTGCGGGGACTATCTCAAATGGTACTGCGTTGGGCGATATGAACGGATACGGATTGACTTTTACGGGGCAAGAGCCCGTAATCGCTAACTTCCTTGATTGTTCAGACGAAGCGGCATTGGTTGCTTTACTTAACAACCCTACGGTAGTTAATTCATAGAACTTTTGTTCATAGCGTAAATTGGGGGTTAATAGCCCCCTTTTTTTTGCACAAAAAACACCTTTAAGAGTTATTATAATATGATAGTAGTACAACAGACTAACGTAAGCCAAACGTTCGATTTTATACCACGCTACGGAACGCCCGTAACTTTTGAATTAACGGACGAAAACACGAACGACACGGTATTGGTAGTCGGTACGTTTACGGCGGGTGATTACGTTTATTCTTTTAACGGGGTTTTACCCACAGAAGAAAACCACTTTTATTGGATGGTACTAAAAGACGGAAGCGGAAACCTTCTTTTAAAGGAACGTATCTTTTGCACGAACCAACCTATTAACACTTTCTCAGTAAATAACGGGGGCTACGTTTCTAATCAAACCATTAACGACTTTATAATGTATGAATAATATACACGTTTTAAATTTAGCAGAATACCAACAGCCAACGATTCAAGAATCGAAGCGCGATAATTGGGTAGAATTCGGCGAAGATAATAATTACTTCGGTTACTTGATAGAAAGGTACACCAAGTCGACCACGAATAGCGCCATTATAAACAACGTAGCGCGACTTATTTACGGAAAAGGTTTAAGCGCCTTGGACGCTTCAAGAAAGCCCAACGAATACGCGCAAATGATGACTTTGTTTTCTACCGATTGCGTTAGAAAAATGGTATTCGATAGGAAGTTATTTGGTCAATTTGCAATACAAGTACATTATAACGACAAGCACGATAAGATTCTAAAGGCTTATCATATACCCGTGAACCTATTACGCGCAGAAAAATGCAACGAAAAAGGAGAAATTACGGGTTATTATTACTCGGATAATTGGGAAGACACACGAAAATACGAACCTAAAAGGCTACCCGCCTTTGGATTCTCAAAGGAGAAAGTAGAAATAATGTTTGTTAAGCCTTACGGCGTAGGGATGAAATACTATGCTTATCCCGACTACCAAGGCGCGATACCTTACGCAGTTTTAGAAGAAGAAGTTTCCGACTACCTTATTAATGAAGTTCAACACGGCTTCAGCGGAACGAAAGTAATCAACTTTAACAACGGAGTCCCGAGCGAAGAACAACAAGACCTAATAGCCCAAAAGGTTATGGGTAAGTTAACGGGTTCGAAGGGAGAAAAAGTAATAGTAGCTTTTAATCAAAATTCGGAATCCAAGACGACAATAGACGACGTACCATTAAACGACGCGCCCGACCATTATACATACCTTTCAGAAGAATGTTTAAGAAAAATAATGTTAGGACACAACGTTACTTCGCCTTTGCTTTTTGGTATTGCAAGTTCTAACGGGTTTAGTTCGAATGCAGACGAATTGCAGAACTCTTTTATTCTTTTTAATAATATGGTTATTAGACCATTTCAAGAAGAAATATTAGAAGCCTTTGACCGCATTTTAGCGTATAACGGAATCAGTTTAAAACTATTCTTCAAGACGCTTAAACCTTTAGAATTTACCGACCTTGAAAACGCACAAACCGAAGAACAAGTAGCCGAAGAAACGGGAGCGGACACTACAGAACTAAAAGCCCAAAGTAATTTAGACAACGAAGTAGCTACGGCACTAATTGAACTTGGCGAAGACCCTAACCCCGAATGGTTATTAGTAGACGAATACGAATTAGATTACGACACCGACGAAGCGGAAAACGAACTATTTAAAGAGCGCAAAAAAACACTTTTCGAAAAAGCTAAAAAGATAGTTTCCACGGGAGTAGCGTTTCCCAACTCAAAGAGTAAACAAGACGACGTTATAGACGGCATTAAATTTATTACACGTTACGTTTATGCAGGAGTTACAACGGCAAAGAGTCGGGAGTTCTGTAAAAAAATGATAGCCGCAAATAAGATTTACCGAAAAGAAGACATAGAAAGAATGTCCACTCAAGTAGTTAACGAAGGTTGGGGGGCGCGAGGCGCTAACACTTATTCGATTTGGTTTTACAAAGGGGGCGGTAACTGCCACCACAGATGGAATAAACAAGTTTACGCAAGTTTTGAAGGCACGGGAATAGACGTTAATTCCCCTAACGCTAAAGTAATTGCAGGGACTAAAGCGGAAAAATTAGGTTACGTTATTAAGAACGATAAGAAAGTAGCCCAACGCCCCGTGGATATGCCGTACAACGGCTTTTTACCAACCAATAAAAGATTTAAATAATGGCTGAAGCATTATTAATTACCCGCGACGATTTAGTAAGGTTCACCGCAGTTAACGGAAATATGGACACGGACACGTTTATACAATGGATAAAGGTAGCGCAGGACATACATATACAAAATTACACGGGTACGGACTTATTAGAGAAGATTAAAACCGACATAATAAACAATACGTTAATAAACCCTTATTTAACCCTTGTCGAAACCTATTTAAAGCCTATGTTAATACATTGGGCAATGGTTGAATTTCTACCCTTCCAAGCCTATACAATAGCAAACAAGGGAATCTTTAAACATAGTTCCGAAAACGCCACTAACGTAGATAAAAACGAAGTAGACTTTTTAATAGAAAAGCAACGGCAGTTAGCAGTTTATTACACCGAAAGATTCATAGATTATATGAGTTTCAACAATGCGTTGTTTCCCGAATACACCACTAATAGTAACGGAGATGTTTACCCATCTTCAGATTCCACAACATATACGGGTTGGTTTTTATGAAAAAGATTTATACGCCTAAAAAACAAAACATTATTAAGCTAACGAAGTTATTAATTAAACTGAATAAGAAATGAACTATTGGGGACAAGGCGCAGTTAATGCCATAGGTTGGGGACAAGGTGCAAAAAATATAATAGGTTGGGGTTCTATTTGTGCCGATAGTTGGTCACCCAATACAAATTTAGTCGGGTGAAAAAATTAGACCACCTTCAAGGATTAGGACTTATATATTATATATGCGGTTACGCGGGTTTTCTGTTTGCCGTATTCGATGACATACCAATTTACCAAAAACTTTTTAGCGCTACCTTTTGCGCATACATTACATATCAATTATTAGCCCATTGGAACTACACAGATGAAAACTAAACTTTCCCTTTTCTTACTTTCGATACTATCAATATTAGCACCTATAAAACCGCTTCTTGGTATTGTAATTACGTTTACTATTTTAGATTTATTTTTTGGTATATGGAAAAGTGTAAAATTAGGAGGATGGAAAGTTTTTAGGTCATTTGAATTGACAAAAACAGTTTCTAAAACTTTGTTATATATCGGAGCGATTGTGTCTGTTTATTTTTTAGAAAAATATTTACTTGAAGATATTTTAGGACTTTTCGTAAGCGTTCACCTTGTCTTAACTAAAGCGTTTACCTTCTTTTGTACTTTTATTGAAATCAAATCTATAAACGAATCGTACGAAGACGTTACGGGTAAGAACGTTCTTAAATCATTTAAGGAGTTTTTGACACGAACCAAAAACGACCTTACGGAGTTTAAAAATTAAATATGTACACAAATATGTACACACGCGAACAAATAGAAAAAGCCGTTAAAGATAAGGGCTATAAATGGTTTGAAGATAATTCAAATAAAGGGTACGACGTTAATATAGTAGGGGTTCGTAATAACGCCCCTTCAATAGCCGATAAGGTAACTAATGTATTCGACGATTTCATAACTATTTCTTATAAAGATTCTTTAGGGAATTGGCAGTTCTTTTGTTGGAATGCCACTACCGACGCAGGTAAAAAAGGCGTTGAAAAATTCGGAAACCCAAAAGGAGTTGCGCGGTTAGTAGCGGGTCAATATCGCGGGGCTTGGGCTATTGATAAACACCGTGGAAAATACGACGCATTATGTCAAAGATTAGGTAACGTTACGGTGTGGCGCGATGCCAACCGAGACTTAAAGTTTGACGAAATCAAAACCGACACGGGAATTTTTGGAATCAATATACACAAGGCGGGTACGGATTCTACTTGGGTTGAAAATTGGTCTGAAGGTTGCCAAGTTTTTAAAAGAGTAAAGGACTTCGAAACCTTTATGTTTATTTGTAAGAAAGCCGCGAAGATACACGGCAATAAATTCTCCTACACTTTACTTGAAATATGAGACTATTTGTAATAGCGTTTTTAGTCGTTTTAACGGCGTTTTCGTGTTCAAG